GCCGTATTAAATGTAATTACATTTGTAGCATACGAGAGATTTAACCCACCTACAATAATCGCTAAGTTAGGACTACTGTAGGGAGCGGCTCTTGTAGCAGCATTTGTTTCATACAAATAAGAGAAGTTATTAAGCGACCCGGCAGCCGCACCGTCTAGGACAGGCGTCTGTGCCACAACATCATATGATACGTATAGTTCACCAATAGCAGAGGTATCAGCACATCCTTGCGTTGCAATTAAGAAATTGCCCACATCGTAAGTTTTGATATCTAAGTTTGGCGCTAGAACAGTACTACGCATATAACGCGACGGACCTAACTTGTGAAGCTCTGTAAAACTCGCTGAGAAAATACACTCACTCCATACAGGAGATCGTGTAGCTCTATTGAAGTTCATCAGTTGTTGCTTACTCGTTGGTACGGCATCAGAGGCGTCGTAGTCAACCACCATAAGAATAGAACCATTTGTAGCAGTACTTTTCATAGTTTCGAATTCAAAACGAATATTCTGAATTGTATAAGACTCATACTGGTTAAAAATGGTGTTTCCCCATGGGAATGTAGAAACCAAGCCAGGGTTAATTGGAAAAGATGTGCAAGCAAATAGCACGGACCCAGCTACATCGGCAAGGTACTCGCGATGACGGACCCTAACGGATCCATCACCACTTGAACTCTGCGTCATAGTAGGTCTTCCAATTCTGACTTCTTTCTGTTGATTGACAACGGCTACTCTGTTAGCAGCTTGTTGTTTTGGTTTCTGACTCTTCTTGGTTTTCTGTTGATTCTTGGCTTGCTTCAATGAATTAGGATTATTCATTAAGAAAGTCGATAATTGTAGTTAATTATTGGGAGTTCACTACCAACTACTGGCAGGACTGTGCATCATCGTTGAACCTTACCTAAACCTGGAACTTTAGACCAGTATAGTAAGGAAAGCGCCGTGCAGTCTCTCGGCATTTTGGTTAGCACGGAATCTTAATCTCAACTCGCAGACTATGTATTAGAAAGAATTAATTAACAACCAATTCCTATTATCCATACGCGGAAGAGTACCGTTTTGGGCTATTACCAACGACAACCCCAAAGTTTGTTGACTTGATGTTAGGATAGGGAAGTACCTATTCCATACGCCGGTTAACCAACCAGTCACCACCTTGCCACCCCTGCCACTATAGGCACGTAGTTTAACGTCTTC